GTTCGTATGGGTTCAAGTCCCATCGACCGCACCATAAGTAAATAAGCGCTTCTCGAGAGATTCGGGAAGCGTTCTTTTTGTTTGACAACATTTTATATTGAGGGGTTTGACAACATTTTGACAACACCCAAAGAAAAAGCTTTGACCACATTATGAAGATGCAGTCAAAGCTAGGTTAGAAAATATTCTGTATTTTTGCAATAACATCCGTTTCCATAGTAGGAGTTACATGGCTATAGGTATCCATTGTCTCTTTGAAGGACGAATGGCCGAGACGCATTTGGATGACTTTGAAATTCACGCCGGCTTCAATAAGTAGTGTGGCATGAGTGTGCCTTGTCCCGTGCATAGAAAAGCCTTTAACACCTATCTTTTTGGCATATTCTCTTGATACTTTGGTTAACTCGTCAGGGTTGCGAGGACCGCCATTGCGGCCGGGAAAAACCAAATCGTTGTTGATCCAGTCGAAGGTCTGAAACCGCCTGGAGTCAACCACTTTTCTATGAGCCTTTAAGATTGCTAACGTTTCTTTATCTAGGGTTATTGTTCGTCTTGAAGATTTTGTTTTGGTTGTCGGCGATATTTCACTATGTCCATTAATTTTAATGGCCGTCTGATTCACAGTAAGCGTGCCGGTCTTAAAGTTAACATCTTGCCAACGTAGCCCTAATAATTCTGAACGTCTTAATCCGGACGTAAAGGCAAGCTTGAAAATAGCGTAAAGTTCTTTGTTGGTGATGACTGATAGATATTCTTTTACCTGGTCTTTTGTGAGAGTAATCATTTCTCTTGTTTTACGTTTTTTAGGGCTACTTACTTTATCCATGGGGTTTCGATATAGGATTTCATCGATCACCGCCTGGCGTAGAATTGATTTTAGCAAAGTATGTGTATAGGCAATCGTCCTGGGAGACAATTCCATTTCGTCGATTAAATTTCGCAGCACAATATAGTTAATATCGACTAGTCTCATGCTACCTAATCTAGGCAATATGTATCTATTAATTGTACCCATATATGATTGCATGGTATTGGCTGTAACTGATTTTTCCTTGATGGACACCCATATATCCACCCAATCACGGAAGAGCAGCGTGTCATCAAAGTGGGAAGCCATTTTAATTTGTGACAAATAAGCGTCGCATTTCCCCTGGGCTTCGGCCCTTGTCCGGCCATAGAAATATTTACGCTTTCCGTTGACGCTTGCCGTTGCGGTATACCGGCCGTCGGCTCGCTTTTTTAATGCCATAAAAAAAATACAGCTCCTTTCTGAAAAGGGGCTGATTATGATATACTGATAGCGTAATCAGCCCGTGAGACGGTGGATTATATCGCCGTGGTATTGGTAGTGCCTCGGCACGCCCGTATTCTGTTGGTAGCAGAGTACGGGCAGTTTTTTTATTTAGTTTAGTTTTCGAACTATTGGAAAAATTCCAATAGTTGAATTAGGGGATAACTCCTCTGACTTGTAGATTAATTTTAAATGATAGTTAATTGTCGATACGTCTACACTAAAAAGGTTAGCGATATCTTTTTGTGTCATCCAGAAAGTCTCGTCCTTGTATACTACAGACGCTTGAATATTTTCTGATGAACACTTTGATATAAACGACCCCGAAGATGTACAAGACTGTTTACGATACGTTAAATCGCTATTAGTGTAAGACTAAAAAAAACGAATACTAACAGATTAAACCTAGAAGTTTTTAATAGCCATCACTGTGGTGAGGGCTTATTTTTTTTTTATTGCTTTAAATTATCTAAAGTTTGTTTCCAATTTAACGTTAGCTCCATTTTAGCTAAAACTTGATTGAACTGTGCGGTAGGTAAGCCTTTACTTAAAAGAATGATTTCTGCGATTACGTCTTTTAACAGGCGTCTATATTCTGCCTTTGGTAAAAATAATCTTAAGCTTATAAGTACGCCATATATAGATGCCTCGCTACCTCTAGGAGCATTTATAAAATAGTGAACCAAATTTTTATTTACTGGAGTTCTATTTCGTGGGTTATAAGTTTTTACCCTGTGATTGTATAATCGTTCTCCATGAGCGCATATATTTCTATATTCTAATAACGTTTCAAGTATCCCTTTGAATGTATCAATTAATGTCGATGTAGGTGTTGTAATCTGATAGTTGAATTCACACCCGTACTCTTTATTGATATCCTCAAGAACTCTCTCTTGCAATGTAGGGAGCATGGATTTATAAAAGCTATTGATTTCACCAAACGTTAGTTTTGTTACAAGAACCCATAATGGCAAATCTTGGTGTTCGGTCAAATAATGATAGAAAGCGCCGTTTTTAGCATTCTTTTGTGTTGTATTAGATAGTTTTGATATTAATTTTGTAGTACTCGGCAAGTTAGTTCTAGAAAAATTATTTATATTAAGATGACTAAATTCAGATTGGTATGACTCCGAGAATCTATACGCTACTTTAGTACAAACATTTTGCTCCGCTTGCAATAGGTATTTTAGAAGAATACTTCTTAAATTTCTATCAAAACAATATAAAGCGTATATGTGGAAAAAAGTTGTACCCGATATGTAGTAATCATCCCCACTTGATTGTGTGGCAGGAAGATCTAGGAAGATATCTTTATATCCGTTTATTACAGAATAATAATTTTCTCGTGATAGTATACGCTTTACCTTACTTCCTTCACCATCTTTATCTATCGATATGTTTCGGTTTCTCATTAGTCTCAGTAGCGTATTTAGAGATTTAAAAGGTTTTGCCATTTTGCCCCCTTAATAAAAAAACTCGTCAACCCTTAAGTTGACGAGTGGTGCACGTTGCCCGTAAGCTTAGTGCATAATTTCTGCACCATTAATATAACAGAACCGGGTCCGCTTGTCAACAGAAGTTCATATATACTTCATAAAATAACTTGTAACAAAAATAAAGAGTTGTATAGTATGTTGTAATCCATCCCCATCCTTCTGCGCAGTTGTTGAGTAATCAACCATAAGCGTGCTTGGTGATTTTATTCACAAAACTCTACGGGCTAAAATACAGAATCTAATACATTGTCATACCAATGTTTTTTCTTTTCTTTTTTAGGGGGTTCTTGCTGAATATCTTCAGAATTCACTCTGTGTATTTCGTTGGAAGCTTGCCATTTGGCCAAGGCGTTCTTAGTACCTTCATCGACTTTGTGTAAATCGTCCATTTCTTCCTGTGTCATATTAATAGTCCGTTCAAGATATTCTTGTTCGTCTAGTAATTCTGTGCTCCCATCATCATAATGCACTAATACCTTCGGTCCGTCTAATGCCTTAAATTCATCGTGAGATACTTCGGTTCTAGCGAATCCTGTAACTGTAACTAAGGCAAGCATAGTAGTAATTAATAAAGTCTTTTTCATTTTAAAATCTCCCTTATATAGTCCCTTATAATACTGATACATAATGGTGGTAGAAATCTATATTCTCCAATTCGGCATCATCGATGCAAGTTCGACGAACCATTTGCTCAACTAGATTAACATGTTGGTCTAAATAGAAGTCGTCATTAATAATATGCATTAATTCGTGCCTAATTTCCTCCCTTAAATTTTGCTCAAAAATAAAGCTATCGTTAACATACCTTTATTCATTAAAGGTGTCGGATGTCCAATATATTCTGTATTCCCTACACCACCCGGCAGTAAAACTCGACGTCTTCAGCTACACGAGGGCAGGGGGTTGCGTTGTGCAGTAACGACTCTACCATGTCAGCGTGCAAGTCGTTACTGAAATCATCGTTCTTAATATGTGCCAGTTCGTGTAATACGCCCTGAATTTGCCGCTCAGGGCATTTATTTTTGTTGATTAATATAGTATAAGAGCCGTCTTCATTCTCACGGACTACGGCGGTCTGAGACGGTTTTAATTCAGCGTACAATAGCGTAACGTTCAAGTTTTTATTCCTTCCCTTCACGGGCTTTTAATCGTTCTATCATATCGACCACGAAGTCTATATCTTCCTTACTTAAATCCTTGCTAGCGTCGAACAGCAGTCGGTACTTAGGATTCGTCCTCAGCTCTTCGGCGTATTCAGCTACCTCTGGGTCGGTGTAATAGCCTTGTTCTGACTCGTCTTCCAAAAAGTAGCTTTTACCAACATTAAAATAATCGGCCAACTTCTGAATTACACCCATTCTAGGGATAGCTTTTAATAGCAACCATTTGCCTACGGTTGACTCACTAACGCCAACAGCTTGGGCTATTTCTCTTTGGTTAATATCTCGTTCATTCATTAGTTTAGAAAGTCTAATACTAAATAATTTTTTAATATCATCTTCGGTAGGCATATAACCGCTCCTTTATTACAAATACCGTACTATCTATGCGATGATGATAGAATAATTTTCTTAAAAAGTCAATAATATTTCTGAACAATTAGAATTATTTTCTTGACATGGGAATTAAATTCTAGTATCATTTGTTACGTAAAGAGAATATTTGAACAAGGAGGCGATAAAATGCAGATATCCTTAAAAGCGGCTAGGGTTAACGCTGATTTAACAATACTACAAGCCGCAAAGAAGATAGGCATTGGCAAAGACACTCTGATTAAATGGGAAAAACGGTCGGGGCTGGTTAATCCTATATATCAGGAAAAAATATCTGAAGCTTATCGAATGCCGATTAATTTTATTTTTTTTGGCGACAAAACTAGAATTTAATTCTCAAACAACAACCGCAAACAAGGAGGGAAGAGGATGAACGAAAAAGAAGCCACCCGCAAATTGAGTAAACAGCGGATGGCAAAGCTTTTGCAGATTAACAACCAATTAGTAGACATATCTAGGATGGGGGCATCAACTCCTAAGGTTTTGATTGATGGTTATATCCGAGTAGGGGAGATGCTCGATCGATTGATTATCGAAGAAGCGAAGATTCAAGAAGCGACATTGTGATTTTACCGGCTATCGCTTTAACCGTATCTAGAGCTGCGGAAGAGCCTGTTGAGGTTAAGAAGTCTTTAGTCTTATCCCAAACAGAATTAGAGCGAACAGCGTCTAAGTAGTCACAACCTTCGTTTGTTAGCCATCGTACTTGATATTGAGGGTATTCATACCCAATGCAAGTGATGTCATAAGCCTCTATGTAACCGGATTCATAAAGAAGGTGAAGGTGATAGCAAATTTTGTCGAAATCATCGGTTAATTGAAGAAATTCGTTTGGCGGGATATCAGCTGAATTTGATTCTTCAATGAATAACAACAGTTCACGAATAAAATCAAGGTCACGTTTCATATGGTCAACTCCTTAAGGGTATTTTTTACAGCATACCACGGATACAACAATTTAAATATGGGACCTTAACAAAAAGAAAGGGGAAATAGGAAATGAGTCCGGCGGAAATCATTTTACGAGAAGCTGAAAAGCTTCCCTGGTACGAATGGCAATGCATCGTTAAGGCCATGGAATTTGTCCACAGAAAAAGAGCCGACAAGCTGACACTTGACGACTCGGAGGAAACGCACGAGGAGCTAATGTTCCACGTTGAGCATTACTAAGAAAGGAGAATGGCAATGAAGTTATGTATGACAGTCGAAGAGGCTGCCGAGGCGGCTTCTGTAAGTGACGAACAAATTCGCCAATGGGCGAATAGCATTGACTTTCCGAGCTTTAAAATCGGACAGCGAGGGGGAAAGCGTCTTATCCATGCGGAGGCCTTTAATGACTGGCTACGAAAACAGGCCGAAATGAGACAGGGGGAACGATGCCGATGATTGAACTCGAAATCGCAACGTGCGTAATCGTAATCGCCGTTGTGCTGGCGTGTGTATGGATTGAGATACGGAAAGGAGCATAGAGGAATGAACCAATTACAAGTTTTTAATAATACGGAGTTTGGGCAGGTCCGGACAATGGTGATTAACGGATCTCCTTGGTTCGTAGCGAAGGATGTTTGCGAGTGCTTAGACATTAACAATTCACGGCAAGCATTGGCAAGGTTGGACAGCGACGAAAAGAATAGTGTCATTTTAAATGACGGTACTCCGGGGAACCCTGAAAAAGGGATTGTTAACGAGTACGGATTATATTCGCTAGTGCTTTCAAGTCGGAAGCCTTCAGCGAAAGCGTTCAAACGTTGGATAACTCACGAAGTCATCCCGGCAATTCGTAAGCACGGAGCGTATATGACCGGTGAAACACTGGAGCAGGCGTTAACGTCACCGGATTTTCTCATCCGCTTAGCAACAGAACTCAAGACTGAACAAGAAGCTAGAAGATTAGCAGAACAGAAGATCGAAGCGGATAAGCCGAAAGTCTTATTTGCGGATTCAGTTGCTGCAAGCCACGGCAGTATCTTGGTTGGTGAATTGGCAAAGTTGCTTAATCAGAACGGAATCGATATCGGACAGAACCGATTATTCAACTGGCTGCGTGAGAATGGATACCTGATTTGCCGCAAAGGTACGGATTACAACATGCCGACACAGAGAAGCATGGAAATGCAGTTATTCAGTATTAAAGAAACGGCCATCACGCATAGCGACGGTCACGTTTCTATCAGTAAGACGGTCAAGGTCACAGGCAAGGGGCAGTTGTATTTCGTTAATAAATTCTTAAAGGGGGCGTAAAGTGATGCGGAAACAAATAGAACTCACAGCTCCGGCTGCATGGATCAACCGGAGATATTACGAACTACAGGCCACCGAGTCGATGCCTGTTATTGAAGAAGATTCGGACGACTTCAAAGTCACGCTAAAAGAAGGCGTGAAGATAGGCATCGGAGCCTTCACGGTATACATAATCATTGCGATGGCAATCATCATTTTATGAGTACGGTGCGAAACATAGCAAAGAAAAAACCGCATCTGCGGCAACAGGTGCGGTTTCAACGGTAAAACAAATACTTAAATTGCTACTAGTGTAGCAGAAACGGAGAAAAAACACAATGAACGCAAAACTCATCATGACAGTAGAAGAAATGGAAGACCGCGACATATGGGCGAAGTTGCGTAATTCGGGAATCGGGGGCAGCGACGCAGCCGTCATCGCCGGACTTAATCGGTGGAAATCTCCCTATCAATTATGGCTTGAGAAGACTGGACAGGTAGAGCCGGAAGACCTTAGTAATAACGAATATGTCTATTGGGGGACGGTCCTTGAACAAGTCGTTGCCGACCGCTTTTGTGAACTGACAGGTAAGAAGGTATATCGCAAAGGCATGATGCAGAATGCCAACGATGAATGGATGCTCGCAAACGTCGACAGACTGGTTGTAGGTGAAAAAGCCGGCCTGGAATGCAAGACGGCCAACGGATTCAAGGCGAAGGAATGGGAAGGCGACAACGTTCCCGACGGGTATTACTTACAATGCCAACACTATATGGCGGTTACAGGATGCGAAAAGTGGTATATAGCGTGCCTCATTGGGGGTAACCATTTTGTCTGGAAAGAAATTCCGCGAAACGAGGACGACATCAACAGCTTATACGCTGCGGAAAAAACTTTCTGGACAGTGCATGTGCAAGGTGGCGTTATGCCGGAAGTTGACGGTTCCGACAGCTGCACCGCGGCGTTGCGTGAACGGTTTCCCGGCGGCAGCGCCGAAGAGGTTACGTTGCCGGATGCGGCAATCGGAATCTTAGATAATTTAGATCAGCTCAAAGAAACGAAAAAAGACATCGAAGGGCAAATAGGGAAGGCTCAAAACGAGATATGCGCCATGCTTGGCGATTGCGAAGTCGGCTATGCCGGTGAACGAAAAGTAACATGGAAGACACAAGCGGGCAGAGTCACCGTTAACAGCAAGAAGCTAAAAGCAGAGAAACCGGAAATCTTTGCAGCGTACAGCAAGCAGGGCAATCCGATCCGGGTTTTTAAAGCGTAAAAGATAAGGAGTGAAGTGAAATGGCAACAACAAAAGGCGGCGTAATGGCTGTAAAAAAGACGAATCAGCCGGACGGTATTAAGAACATGCAGCAGCTAGTACTCAGCATGCAAGACCAGATCAAAAAAGCGTTGCCGTCAGTGCTGACGGGAGAACGATTCAGCCGGATGATACTGACGGCTATGAGTTCGACACCGCAGCTACAGCAATGTACGCCGAAAAGTTTTCTCGGCGCAATGATGCAGGCGGCTCAACTTGGCGTAGAACCGAACACGCCGCTAGGACAAGCGTATCTAATTCCGTATAAGAACAAAGGTACGCTCGAATGTAGTTTTCAACTTGGGTATAAGGGATTGATTGACCTTGCCTACCGGAGCGGGGAAGTAAAAGACATTCAAGCGCATGAGGTCCGCGAGAATGACGTATTTGAATACGAGCTTGGACTTGACCCGAAGTTAAAACACGTACCGGCTACTAGCAACAGAGGTCCCGTTGTCATGTATTATGCCGTATTTCACACTAAAGACGGCGGCTATGGCTTCGAAGTCATGAGCGCGGAAGATATTAAAGAACACGCAAAGAAATATAGTAAGGCGTACAGCTCAGGCTATAGTCCGTGGACGACGAACTTTGATGAAATGGCAAAGAAAACCGTACTCAAAAAATGCTTGAAGTACGCCCCTTTAAAAACTGAATTTGTACGGGCCATGAGCGCAGACGAAACGATAAAATCTGATATTTCGGCGCACATGACGGAAGTACATGACGAAACGGAATACATCGATGTTGAGGCAACCCCTGTACCGGATAATATCGATCCCGATACGGGTGAAGTGATAGACGATCGCACGGAGCAAGAAAAGAAAGACGACGCAATATTGGAAGAATCTATAAGCCAATAGATAGCGGAAAGGGATCGGGAAGCGTTGTGATACGCTTCCCGTAATCCCGCCTTAAAGGTGGTGATGCCATGGCGAGGCCGATAAAACAAGGGCTAGATTACTTTCCTTTGGATGTCGGTTTTTTACATGATGTTAAGATTCGCAGAATAATGAGAGCGTGCGGAATACAATCCATCCCGGTGCTAATCAGTCTGCTGGCTAATATCTATCGTAATGAGGGGTATTTTCTTCGGTGGAGCAACGATATGTCCTTTCTAATTGCTGACGAGCTTGGGGTTAGCGAGGGCGCAGTTACCGCGACTGTCGATAAGGCGGTGCAGGTGGATTTCTTTAACGCCAATATGTACGAAAAATACGGCGTACTTACTTCAGAGGGAATACAAAGTCGATTTTTTGAGGCAGTTTCTCGAAGAAGAGAGGTCCGTTACGACGCAAGATTTCTGCTCTTAAACGTTAATGTCTACAATAACTCAGTTAACGTATACAATAACTCGGTTAATGTAGACTATAATCAACAAAGTAAAGTAAAGGAAAGTAAAGTAAAGAATAAGCAGCTATATATAAAATTAAATATGGAAGAGGCAATAAAGGTCTATCAAAACAACATCCATCCGATCACATCATCTATTGAGAAGGAAAGGCTTGTTGACTTAATAGAAACACACGGGACGGAACACGTGCAACAGGCTATTGAAGAAGCAGTAATGCACAACGCACGTAATCTGAAATATGTTGCGGCAGTGTTGGAAGCTTGGCAGGCAAAGGGTTATCAGCTTGCAAGTAAACAAAATCCGAAAACGATCACATCAGATGATAGTGAAAAGTCGCAGTCGTACATTGAATTTATGGAGCGACGCAAAGCACACAAGGCTGCACAGAAAGGGGGACAGGTAGGACATGCTGACAGACGGAGCGATGAACTTCATAAGGGAAGTGCTAGAAGCGACATACGTAACACAAATACGGCAGATGGATCAAGAGGGCTTAAAAAGGTTCTGGAAGATATTTAACGAACGATTTTCAGGGTGCGACGAACAGGACCTTGGCGATGCGATAGAACAAATCACATTATCAGACAAATGGTTCCCGACTATTGCCCGCGTGCAACAAGTACTTAGTGAGCGCACAGCGGCTAAACGGGCAAAGGAACAGGTATGTACGTATCAAGAACCGCCGACGCGTGCAAAAATTGATATGTCAGTTATAAACGGCATCCGCGAAAAAATAAAGCGAGGCGAGTATAAACCGACCATCACTAACAAAGTGCGGGCGTTTGCAAAGCGTCTTTTTCCGGATATTAACGACGAGCTGATACGCCGTAACTATTGCTTACTTCTGCACTACTGTGAAGAAGGAAGCGACTTACCTGGCGGCGGTCATGTCAATCTTTACATGACGAAGAAGGGGGAAATTGTTGAACGGGTAGTAATACCCGGATAAGGAGAAGAAGCATGAACGAACACATCATTATAGGCAATCTGGGTAAAGACCCGGAGGTACGATTCACCCAGAGCGGTAAAGCCGTAACGACTCTTAGCGTCGGTTGTAATCGCTCATATGTAGACAAAAACAAAGAACAGCAGCAGATGACGGATTGGGTGCGTGTAGTAGCCTTCGGTGCCCTTGCAGAGAGTGCCGGGGACAAGCTGCTAAAGGGCGATAAGGTCGTTGTCGCAGGTAGGGTTACTACGCGGTCATACGATGACAAAAACGGCGAAAAACGGTACATCACGGAAACAGTAGCAACACACATTGGGAAGTTGTTGGCCGAATACAAACCGAAGAATAACACAAAAGATGACACCGGATTTGATAGCATGGGCTCTGAGGCTGACGAAGAAATACCGTTCTAATATATTATTACTAATCCGCTAAGAATGAGTGAGGGATAAATGCTAATACGAAAGCGCGCACGAAGGGAGCAAGCTAAATGGGCATGCTGTACATGAAGAGAGACGGGAAACCGAGTGTAAGTATTACCGTGCCCGGTGAGCCGGTAGCACAAGGGCGCCCTCGGTTTGCTAAGCGCGGCGGTTTCGTTACGGCGTATGATCCGCCGAAGTCGGCAAAGTACAAGAACACAATACAAAAAGAGCTGCAGCCGCTCATCTTGAATAAGGACTTTAACCCGTTCGATGGCCCGTGCTCGTTAAACTTGTGTATATATCGGTCTATCCCGAAGAGTTTCAGTCGCAAAAAGCAAACTGCGGCGGCAAACGGTGAGATTAGACCGACGACGCGCCCCGATACGGATAATTACATCAAGGGCATACTGGACGCATTGAATGGCATTGTTGTAAAAGACGACAGTCAGATTGTGAATATCGTTGCACAAAAGTTTTACAGTGATACGCCGCGAATTGAAGTGGTAGTTAGTGAACTTGCGGAATAAGAAAGGAGCATGACTTTGTTTACAGTTTATATGTCAAGCCCGTACACGGGCGATGAAGAAAAAAACGGCTAATTGTAAGACGAATCGCGGCGCTAATTGTTAGTGTGTTTCCGGGTATGGCCGTTGTCAATCCGTCGGATGCGCTGCAATATGCGACAATGACGAAACTTAGCCACGATGAGATTTTAAAGTTTAATATCGAGCTGCTATCTCGGTGTGACGCGGTATTAGTGCGAGACGGCTGGGTACGCAACCCCATCTGCCGTCGCGAAGTACAGGCAGCACTTGAACGGGAAATTCCGGTGTTTTGGGGGATGCGTGAGATGCGCGCGTATTTTCACCGTTACTAGAATTAATGAGAGAATCCGGACAGGAAGAGATATAGGGTAAAGGATGGGATAGTGGAGATGGAACGAAGCGAAAAGATACGGACAGTCGAGCAACTGCTCAGAAAATATACGGTGACGAAGACGTACATCAACAATCTATACGTTGATATCGAGGACTACGAAGCTCGACTGCAGCTGCCGGCCGCACCGAAAGTTCCATCTCTATCTCCTGCACCTCGGGGAAGTAGCGAATCACTCAGCCAGGAAGAACGGGAGTATCTGGCGAGGGAAGAAATGACGGAAAACGTACGAAAAATGCAGGCAGAACTGATGAAAATTGAACCTATGACAAAACGGTTGGAAAGGTCATTAGAGGCACTCACAGAGACAGATAGGCGTATTATTGAGGCGCGATACATTAACGGTTATTCGTGGACTATGGTAGCGCGAGCTGCTTATAGCTCTGAGGGGTACGTTCGCAAACGCTGCCCAGTGGTGATAGAGCTTATAACGGATATGATGTTTGGACCGGAGAAGATTATGGTGCAGAATGTATTATGAGATTTAAAGAAATGAACCATACAAGTATAATATTTTCCATCTTTTGGAAAACATTGTATTTGCACAAATCAAATGATATAATATTGGATATAAAGGAGAGTGTTAAAAATGATTATTTTAAGTGTGTATTGCGATAATTTATATATGTTTAGAGATTTTAAAGTTGATTTCACGTATAATAAAAAAATAAAGCATCCATTGGCTGAGAATGACGCGTTATTCGAAAACTCTAGAATTAAGGTAAGAAAGAATTTTGTCATATTAGGTGGAAATGCTTCCGGCAAGACCACATTTGGGAAATTACTTTGCATTATTTGTAATTATGTTTTAGGCAGGAGCATTGATGAAGAGCCATATCTCAGTATAGAAAAAGTGCGGTATGACAAATCTAAAAATGCCAAATTTATAGTAGAATTTGTAATTAAAGAAAATTTATATGTACTAGAAGCGAGCTTTAATGAAAAAGGATTGGTTACAGAATCAATTAAAAGGCAGAAGTTATATAAAAAATATAATATTATAAATATAAGGGAAAAAATAAACGAATTAAAACCGGAACTGGAATATGATGTCAGTAAAGATAAAATTGCTATGGGGTTTAAATCATTTGTTTTGGGCAATCAGAAATATGCTGAAATGATAGAAAGTGAGTTAGGCTTTTTCTTTTTATTTTCTGAATTTGCCAAAAACTCTTATAACGGGATGGAAGAAGATATCGATGTAAAGAAATTAAATGAGTTGTTGCCAAAAATCGATAATTCCGTAGAAAAGGTAATCAGTTTACAGCCCATAGAGGGAAAAGAACGTTCTTTATCTTACATGATTGTGTTTAAAAACGGTGAAAAAGTGACTATTCCGGAGGGAAAATTAGAAGGTTGTGCTCCGCGTTTATCACATGGCACTTTTGAAGCGATTAATTTTATTGCCGTGTTAAGTGCATTGCCCAAGCGCAGCAAATGTATTATTTATATTGACGAACAATTAGCGCATATGCATACAGAATTGGAAGCGTACTTTATTAAAAAAGCATTTCAGAACAAAACGAATGATACGCAGCTGTTCTTTTCAACGCACAATTTAGAGATTTTTAATTTAAATATTCCCAATAATAGTTTTGTATTCTTTAACAGAAACGATTCGGGTTATAATGAAATGCTTTATCCTAGCGAAAAAATGTGCAAAAACGATCGAAATTTACGCAACTATTACGAAAATGATTATTTCGGTGTATTGCCTGATTACAGCACATTAGATGAAACTTTTGAGAGCGAGAATGAAAATGACTAGGATACTGTATGTTGTGGAGGGGGAAATTGAGAAGCGATTTATAAACCAATTAACACGCCAAGATTTAATAAAACCAGGTCGAGTTAAGAAATTCAATTTAATGCAAAAGGAATTGAAAAATAGCAATGATATTTTAACGAACAAGTATGATTACACCATTTGTGTTATTGACAGTGATTGTACTGAAAAATGTCATTGCACTTTCCTGAGAGAAAATATTAAACAATTAAGAACGGTAGGAAACGTTTTAGTTATGGTGCAAAATAAGAATTTTGAAGACGAATTAGAATATATATTACAAAAGCCACTGGAAGAATGTTTTAATTTAAGATACAGCTCACCAAGTGATATAAAAAAATTCTTGGCACAAAAAATAGAATATAAAAATTATCTTAACAAAAAACATGTTCAACGATACTGCATGAGGAATCAAGATTTTGTGCAAATTTACGAAAGCTATGGATATAAGCCTTTTAAAAACAGACTAATTACAGCTGAGAAGATTATATTATAAATTGTGGATAACTTTTCAGCCGTAGCAGGTTTGGACAGATCCGTAGCAGAAACGTAGCAGATTTGGGCAGATTTGTGTTGGATTTGTAGCAGGTTTGGGCAGGAAACTTGCGCTATAATAAGAGCGTGAAAGACTCTCATTATGAAATATGTAATCGCTAAGCGAGAAAGCACCTATTGATGTAGGTGCTTTTTTTATCTCTCGTGTTAGATGCAAGAATCTGCTGAGTATAGTATAGTTATTGTATAAAATACAGTATCAGAAGATGGCATTAAATGTCAGTATCTTGACATGATATGATGTAGAAGTAAAAAGTACGGGAAATACCGTACGTACAATCATTCTAAGTAGTTTTATTTACAGCCGAGGCGGCGTCCGTTAGGGCGTCGCTTTTGCCGTAAAATGCGTGCCTGTGTTTGGAGTGACTTATGACGTGTAAAACGGAAATTCAGTGCTGCCGACGTTCTT